TCACCCTCTCCCTTTTATAACCTGCACCCCATCCGCCCGGTCTGGCACTCCACCAGAGAACAGACCAATCCGCTCGGCCTCCTCCCACTCAACCAGCGCCCAGAGCCGCGCGGCGTCGGAAAGCTCGAGCATCTCGTTCAATTCCTCCTCGCTGACCTGGTGCATCCGCCCGGCGAGCATCGCCAGTCCGACCAGCTTTGCACGGTGGCCTTCGGGATCTGTGATCAGGTCGTCACGCGATTTGATCGCCGCCCGCCAGTCGGCCAGCGGATCATCAGTCAAAGCGGCACCACCACGATTGGAAATAGAACGCTCCGTCTACCTCTTCGACGCCGGTGATGTTCAGACCCGTCGTTCCGAACCCGGTCACCTTCGCGTCCAGCAGTATCGGCAGAATTTCTGGACCAGTTCCCGTCCTCATGATGAACGCCTCGACCGTCACACGACCAAGGCTGCTGTTGCCGGTTTCATTCATGTGGACATCCCCCTTTATGGGAGTGGCCTCTCTGACCTCTTTCGCAGTCAGTGCAACGCCGAGTCGACGTCGACGGGTTACAAGGAAATGCATGGTTGATGCTCGAATACTGTACGAATATACAGTTAACGAAAATTCGAGCAGGCGGGTCAATACGCTTCGATCAGCGGCACAAATCAGGACGCACGCCGGCAGCAGGTGAAATCTGGCCAAGTAGGAGTGGCTGAGTCATTTTTTCCATCCGTTCGCATATTTCTCACTTGCTCGTTTGGATCTATATTGGGGACAAGGAGATTCAATATCAGGGAGGTAGCATGCCGCAAAATAATAGATCTCAACGTCAGCTTGCCAGTCTACGTCGCATGCGGGAATGGCACTTTAATCAAGCCGTGCGTGCCAAGCTTGACGGCAAGAAGCAGGAAGCAGATTTCCACTTCCGATACTACGATTTGCTCGGTCCAGCAGTTGAGTTTTCGCCGAGCGAAGATCGCAATTAGTTACCGCTAGGAACCTTACGAGCGCTCAAAGCCTCATAGGACTGCTCACACGTAAGTCCCGCTATTCTTGCTGCGTCATAAGACCTTGCCAGCTCTCCCGCTCTTTTGTCAGCGCGCTGGAACAGGTCGGAGAGCACCATTGCGGCGCGGGTAGCTGACGCGCTTCGCTGGGAAGCTGTGGAATCGCCGGCGGGACAGCTTGCTCCGGCAGCCAGTTTTCCTGCTTGGTCGCGCACCCGGTCGCCAGCAGCATCAGCACTGAGAGCGTCAGCAGTCGCAACAGCCTGTTGTTTTCTCGCATCATTTCCCACCTGGTTGACCGCCGTCTGGCGGCGCTGCTCTTCGGTTCGGTTTTCGGTCGTGGCAGCGGCGAGGCCTTTCGCCTGCAGCGTCTGCTGATCGGCCCATTTCAGCTGCCAGCGGGCATCGGCCACCGACTCCCCATGGCGATAAGCACCGAAGAGGATCGCCGCAATGATGAGCAGAACCGCCAGCGCGCCGCCGATCTTCAGATAAAGCGCAACGGCCTGGCTCATGGCACGTCTCTGAAGAAGATGTGGTGCCCGAGCTTCAGCGTCTGCTTCGCCTTCGCGGCCCAGGCCGGTGGCTTAGGCATGGTGGTGGCGTAATAGTGAGTAGCGCCGCCGGTGGGATCTGGCTTCAGCCCGCCAATGACCTGCTCGGCTGCGCGACGGCACATCGAGAACTCCGCCGCGGGGATCGGCTTCGCGCCACTCAGGAACGGATAGTTCGGGTCGTTCTTGTTCCAGCAGCTGAACTGGTACGGCTTTTGGCAGACCCCGGTGTAACCCTCGCCCCACCACGACTTATCCTTGCCGTCGTCGACCCGGTTGCGGATCGACCAGGCTACGGCCACCATGCCGACCAGCCCTTCCCCACGCGCTTCGCCCCACAAGGTGCGCGCCAGCACATCCCGATCCTTTTCAGTTACGTCCATCACTTTCTCCAGGCGTAAAAAACCCCGAGCTGGTCGGGGTCTTGGTGTAAGAGGTCGAACCGCCGAGCCTGACGCCCAGCCAGAATATTGAGGCCCGCCATCGCGCCGTTCCGTCGCCGGTCGTGAGCGCCCGATAGAACACGGCATCGCACTCGGCGCGGGACAAGATGCCCGCGGTATAGAGCCAGTCGTGCAGGATCGCCGCGCGCATGCCGTACCCAGCCAACAGCCCGTACAGCGCCAGGGTGACGATGGCGAGCACCAGCAGCGCGGACGCGAGCCAACCCCATGCGAACCCCCAGCCCGCCAACGCACCGATGGCTGCCCAACGGCAAACCTCGCGCAAGATACGGATCGAGGCCAGGTCACTGTCGAAGTCTGCAGGCACGGTGAGCAATCCATGCAGCGGGTCGTTAAAGCCCATCGGCTCTTGAGTGGCCACGCTCCACCGGCTGAAGAAGCGCACCAACGGATGGACGTCGAATTTCCCCAAGTTAGCCACCTCAGAATCCCCCCCATTTCAAATGGTTGTTAAATAGGTTTATCAGCACGCCAGAGCGCTTGACTGTGCAAATGGCACCTCATAGAATCCGATCCCCGGATCACAAATACGATCCCCAGATCATAATACGGAGCCCAAGATCGCATGAAAACCTTGCACAGAACCTCCTCACAGATGGCAGATATCGCCATTGATATTTACAAAACCGAATTCAGGGGCAAGAACAAAGGGCGCTATACGCTCACCCGTGACGACCTTAAGGAGCTTTCGGGCCGGTCTAGCTTGCACCCCAGTGTCATTACCAACTTCATTGCTGAGATGCTGGACCGGGAATACTGTGTGTTGGACGTTGATGGCGGCAGCATCTATAGCGTGGTCTCTCAATCCATTCACATGAATCATCGCCGAGTGACACGCAAAGTTCTTCGAGATGCAATTTCCAAGCACGCGTGATGCAGAATGCGGCTAGCTACGGCCACCCTTCCTCAAGCATCTCAGCCGTGATCGTGCCATCAGCTACGGCATCCAGCAAAGCTGACTCACGGTCGAAGCACGCCTGCACAAAGGCACGCACCGACGAACCTACTCCGATCACCTGCTGACCTGTCAGATCGACGAAGCCCTCTGTCGTCTTCCAGCGTACTGAATAGTTCGGATCGATTACCGCCTGCAGTGCTGCACCCGTGATCAATGCCTGGCTGTCGCGGCCAGTATCGATTGGCATGTCGTTGATGGTGGTGCCGGATGTTTCGGCGATGTAGCGGCGATCCGCGATGCGTTGCGCCCAGTCTGCTGCGTTGGCGGCATCCCGCTCAGCTTTCTCCGCTGCAGTCATGTTGACCTGCTTGTGGGTGACGATCACGACCTTGCGCTCAGCGTCCAGCGTCAGCACTTCGGCGCCCCACTTCTTGTCGGAGCCGAGATCGCCGTCGCCGTTTTCTTCTGGCCACCAGGCAGCACCCTGAACGCCGAGAGCCGGATCAGTCCAGGAAAGATCCAGCAGCGATTCAGGCGCCAAGCCCTTTAGAAAGTCTGGCATATCAACTCGTGAAGCCTTGCCGCTTTCGACCTTTACCATAGTTCGATCCTCAATCTGCCGTTGCCACCGTTACCGCCTGCTCCGGAAGAGGTATATGCATGAGCGCCACCACCCCCGCCGCCAGCACCACCATCAGTAGGAACGCCAGTAGAGGACAACGAGTCAGCGCCAAGCCGCTCCATATAGATTCCTGTGGGAAGTGAAGAGCCAATAGACCCTGCCGCACCACTCAGACCATTTCCGCCTTTTGCTCCTTGTCCACCGCCACCACCCGAAGCGCTCGCATTGGTGGTTCCGCTCACAGAGCCTCCAGCTCCCCCGCCTGAGCCTCCATCAAGGGTGGCGTTGTCTCCATTGCCACCTCCAGTACCTCCATTAGCGCCTGGCGCATTAAAGCCAGCAGCCCCGCCGCCGCCACCGCCAGAGTTTCCGTTTTTACCACCTCCGTTGCCGCCATTGAAACCAAGCGGACCGCCAATACCTCCGGCATTCGTCTGGCCTCCACCCGCAACTATGGAGTAGCCCATTACCGTCGCAGTCGTATTTCCGCCTGGGCCAGCAGAGTTCGATGTTGCTACTCCGCCAAGTCCTACCGAATAAACGATATCAACCGACGCCGATGAAATGTTCAAAATTGGTGTTGAGTCAGTCCCACCGCCGCCGCCACCTATCCCTGTTGTTCCCCAGCCGCCCGCCCCGCCACCACCTACACCGCTCACGCGGATCTTCTTGTAGCCGGTCGTGTCGATGGTCAGGGTGCCTGACCCGGAGTCAATGTAATAAAACTGCGGTTTCTTCGAGGGCCGGTTGTCAGCTACTGCCTTGGGTATGGCCAGCGGATTCCCAAGGTCTAGAGCCGAGGCCATCAGTAATCCATCCAGCGAGCGGTGAAAGAAATGCCAGCAGCCAGCGCGACCTGTGAGCCAGCGTAAATCTTGTCGCCAGCCTCAAGGCGCATCGGTGTTGCATCGCTGATCAGCGGGAACGCTGTGACCGGCACGGCCGTGGTGGCAGCAAGCGTGTAAGCAGTCATCAGCACCGAATCGATTGGACGGTAAACCGCAGGTGCCGAGCTCTTGACCAGGAACAGCATCAACGAGGATGCGGTAACCGTTCCGCGCGGCATGGCGCTGATGCTGGAAACGATCGCGCCGTTTGCACCGGCAGTGACCAGCAATTGCAAGCCGGTTACGGCGTCGGTACCAAGCCCGGCAATTGCAGCTGTAACCGCTGCGGTAAGGGTGCGCGGAATCTGCGCGAATGGCGCGGTAAAAGTCATAGCCACAGGGAAATCCTCAGAAAAGAAGAGCGGTTGCGTGCAGGAGAGGCAGAGGTGAAGTGAAGGCAACACCGTCGTTTGTAGGATTAATGGTCAGGATGTTGCCCGTACCGTTCAGCGCTGGCAGGCCAGCAGCCGAGCCAGCAGCCGCGGCCGCAGCTTGGGCAGAGTCGCGCGCCTGCTGTGCGAGAGTCACTTGCCCAGCAGCCAAGGTCACCTGAGCTGCCGCCAACGCAACCTGTGCCGCGCCATTGTTGGTGGCATCGATCGCGGCCTGAGCAGCGGCGTTTTTTGAGGAGTTCGCAGCACCGGCGTAGCCCTGAGCGTCGGAAGCGCTTTGCGCTGCAGCCTGGCGGTAACCGTCGACCGTTGTCACCTGAGCCCCGATCCACGTCAGCGACGTGTTGATCTGCGGAACCATCGCCTGTTGAGCCGTCAGCGATGCCCCAGCCTTGGCGTCGAACAGCGCCTCGGGATCGGTCGGTAATGGCGGATCTGGCAGAAGCGTGATTGAAGGAACGGCCATTAACTAAGACTCCTGACTTTGAGGGTGTATTCACCGCGGTTGTAGGTTGGTAGCCCCGTGTCGAAGTCATCGAAGATGCCCACGATAACGGTGTAATCCAGATCGCTGGAGCCCACGAACAAGGCCGGGGTGTCGTCAAGTTCGTCGAGAACTCGCTGAGCGCTTGAGATCTGATCGCCACGGATTACGACTTGGAAGTCAATGGACCGCCGACGGCCGCGGCCGGTGATCGTGACGCTTCCGTCGAACTCCTCCTTGATCGTTGAGTATTTCTTCCGGCCTAAGGATGTTCCGTAGACCGCGGTGCCGATTGTCTTGGCCCAGCCAACTACCATCATTGCGACCTGTGCGGTTCCCCCAGGCGAACTGACGATCACTTGGATATCCGAGTTATTGAATGGAGGCAGGTCGAATTGCGCAAGGTTGTCCCTCGTCGTGAATGGTCCGAAGTAGTACTGATACCAGCTGCCGCCCGACTTAGTAGACATGGCGAAAGTCCGGTCATAAACCGGGTCCACTGTGCCCGGCACAGTCACAACGATGCGTACGGATGATGCCCTAACACCCACCAAGCCTATGGCGTTGACCCGTTTTCCGGGCCTGATCGTCAGATCGATGCTCTCCGGGTTGGAGGTGAACGTACCGATCTTCCAGGTGTTGCCGATGTTCTTGTTGAACATCCGGTACTTGTTCACCCACCCCAGATTGAGCCATGCCGCCGGCGTCGTGGTATCAGTTACCGGGTGTCGATTGGTATTGGCAACCACTGCTTCGTAGTTGATTCGGTCAATCGTCACCCTGTTGCCGATCGCGTAACTGGCAGTCGAGGAGTACGCCGGATAATCCATATCCGGCAACGTGTTGGCGATCATGATCGCCGGGGTGATTTCTATCCCCGGCACCACTGTCATTTCACTCATGCGACCGCCTTAGTCGTAACCGTGCCGTGGATTTGAACGCCATTGGCGATGTCGTCGGTGTTATCTGCCGTGGCCTTGATATGCTTGCCGATGTACTCGAAATTCGACTGCATTTCGCGACGAAGACCTTGGAGTTCTGCAACCGTGGCGCCGTCGCCACGCCCACCCGAAAGCATTGCTGCCGTCTGATTCGCGTTGTAGATACGGCTCGGCCCAGTGACCTCCATCTCCGGACCTCTTTCGCCCACCAAACGCAGGCCGCCACCAAAGTTGCCGCCAGTCGCGTAGCCGGGCACCTTGATGGTTGAGCCGTTCGCCTTGGCCGCATTTGCGATGGCTTGAGCCAACTGGTCATAGCTGATCGCACCGCTGGCCAACTGGCCCTGCCAGTAAGCCTTGCCGGCCTCATCGGCATTCCGACCAAGCAGTGCCTGGTAAACGGAGTCGATGAGCGTGCCGTTGTTGGTTGACGTGCCAGCCGAGGCCTTGCCGGTGATCGCCGCAAGCGCGGAAACCACCGACAGGTTCATCGCATTGATTGCGGCGGTGACGCTCATTACCGAGTTATCTACGCCGTTAAGCGCATCCAGTTGTGCTTGGGCGAATGCAAGCTGGCCATCAAGCGCCTTGAGCTGGTCCTGTAGTGCTTTGACGGTCTGCTCGGCGCTCGTGAGCTGCTTTCCATTCAGCTGGTTGAGCTCCGCCACGACGTTGGCTGTGCGGCCTTGATCGCGGTTGAAGTCATCCAGTGACGAGTACAGGTCAGTGTTGTTGCTGCTGATCGTCGCAAGCGCGTCGCTCAGCCCGTCGAAGCCTGCCAGCGATTTCCCCGACCTCGCCTGCGCAAGCGCGCTTTGCAAAGTTGCCAGCGCCTGGGCGCGCAGCATCTGAACCGCACCATTCGAATCTCCGCGCAACGATTTCAACGCCGCACTGAGATCATTGCTAACACCGGTGAGATCGCTGACCTTGGTGTTGGCCGCTGTCAGCAGCTCGTTGATTGAATCCTTCTGAGCGTTGATAGCACGCTCCAGAGCGCTTTCTGCGGTGGAAGCTGCGCTGAAAAGTTTCTGGGCAGCATCGACTGCAGCTTGCTGAGCGTCCTTCGCGCGTTGCTCCAGGATGTCGTAAGCCGCAGATGCGTTCTCTGCGAGCCCCGTCAACTGGGTGAATAGCGTCCGACCTGCATCGGTTGTGATATCGATCGCTTCTACCAAGTCTCGGTAACCCTGACGAGTACTTGGAAGGCCCACACCGATCGCAGCAAACTGAACACCTACTGCCTTGAGAACATCATCAGCTTTTTCTGTGTCGGAGAAAAACTTGTCGTAGTAGGTCGTTGCCGACGCAGTCAGTTTGTCCAGTCCGCCGGCCATGGCAGACAGCTTTTCAGCCATGAAACCGCCGGTCACGCTGATGTCGTAGATGCCGACGTTGAGGTTGGCCAAGACGTTGTTGACCGACATCAGGTTGTTGACGAATGTCGTCAGGCTGTCCACGGACCGGCCAGCCAACCCAAGACCACCCAGGGCGGCATCTACTGCATCAATGGCAGAGCCGCCAAGATCGGTGAACCACTTAACCAGCTCCTCCTGGATTTGTTCGGACGTTTTACCTTTTGTGCTGATTTGGGTGGTGGCAACGTTCAACCCGTCGAGAACGCCATCGTTGAGTTCAACGTTCAGGCTGTCAAAAAGCCCGAGCACCGTGCTCAACGTTGCGGCATAGCTGTTGTCGAGAGCGGTCTGCATGACCGGATCTACAGCTGTCAGCTGTGTGCGCTTTTTGTTGCTATGGAACAACCCTCCTTTTTTCTTCTGGTACTCGAACTGAGCAGATTCAAGCATCCCGGATTGGACACCGAGCTGAATGCCCTGGTCTTTAGTCACCCATTGCCCGGCGAAAATCGAACTACCAACAGTTGCGCCTAGGACGGTGCCGATAACGGCGCCAACGGCGGTGCCTATCGGCCCGAAATACGAACCGACCTGGGCGCCCGCATACATGCCACCTACGGCACCACCGGCGGCAGCCACGCCACCTTTGATACCATTCGCCTTGTAGCCTTGAATGAACCCCGCAATAGCCGCCGTAACGACGTTAGCGCTGCTGATCCCTGTCGAAGTGGCTGATGCATAGGTGGCGCTACCTGCCTCGCCTGAGACCAGGGATCCGCCCAGCTGATAGCCGGTATTGGTCGCAGACGATTGAGCGATCACTTGTGCTGCTGTCTGCGAGCCAGATGCGAATGCAGCATTCAAGCTATCGCTGATGTAGCCGGCGCCACTGCTAAATGCCCCTTGAATACCACCGATGAAGCCTTCGCCGGCTGTGTATCCGGCCTGCACAGCTTGGCCAAATCCGGATGTTGCTACGCTGATCGACTTACCGGCAGCGTCGAGCACGCCGAGGGCAGTGTCTGAACCACTGCCAGAATTACCACCAGACGCGCCCGCGCTTCCGAAAAGGCTACTGGCTAGCGGCGCAATGAGCTGCTGCTTCACCACGATCCGTGCGAGATCGGCAATTACCGAGTTCGCAAAGTCTTTGAACGACGCCTTGCCGGAGGTGATGAAGCTGACGAATGCATCTTCCAAGCTGGTAAACGCGCTGGTGAACGCTGCCTTGACGAGTCCGGCTGTGTTGCGGGCCTGCTCCAAGTAAGTCTGGAATGCAGATGTTGCGCCGTTCACCCAGTTCGACTGCTCAGCCTCAACAGCCGAGTAATAGTCACGCTGGAATTGCAGGCGCTGAGCGAGTGCGTCGCGGACAGCGGCCGTCTCCTGCTCGTAGACGCTCGCATCTATTTGATTGGCGTTGCGCTGGGCAAGGAGCTTGTCCAGTTTCTGCTGATAATCCTGCTGGATCTTGATGTCTTCCTGCAGGCGCCGGCGTGCTTCGTCGCCTAGGCCGACCCCGGCCGCCGAGACTTCGAGCTGACGCTTGGTCTGATCGAGCTGGTCCTGAAGCGCCTGGATATAGTTCTCAACAGCAGCCTTCTGCTTCTTGAGGCGCCCTTCCTCGTTGGTCGCCAGCACCTCCAGTTGACTGTCAGCTCCTTGCTGCGCCTTGACCATTGCAGCTCGGGCATCGGCGATTTTTTGGTCAAGCTGAATGCGCTGAGCACCTGTGGTGCTGGATTTGCTCTTCGCTGCCTCGAGCGCGGAGATTTCAGCCTCATAAGCGGCTGTCACCTCGTCCTTCTCGGCCCGGATCAACGTCGAACGCTGCGCGCTGTAATCCGCTTGCGTGACCAGTCCCGCTTTCTGCAGTGCATCGAGCTGTTTCTGCGAATTGTCGTACTGGGCGACGATGGCCTTCAGCTGGTTCTCGGCATCATTGAAGGCGGACAGATCGACCGATCCTACCGCTACCTTGGGGTCCTTGTTTTTGTCGTTGATGCCTTTCAGTAGAATGTCGTAAGCACCGCCGGAAAACGTTTTGCCATCGTATGAAACACCCGTGAGGAGCGCTTCGTCTTCCTTATTGAGCTTGGCAGTCGTCTCGAACAGCTTGAAATACTTGTCGTTGAGATCATCAATCGCCTTGGCTCGCTTTGCAGCGGGAGAAGCGTTATCCAGTTCGGTATTAAGCTCCCTCTTCACTGCGATCAACTGGCGCTCTGCCGTTTCGGTCTCCGCATCCTGAGCAGCAGACTCCTTGGCAGCTGCGATTTTCTTCTCGAGAGCGGCCGCTTGGGCGTTGTACTCTCCGAGGACTTCATCGCGGGATTTGAGACCGTTGCTGAACGGAGAGGTGAGCCCTGACAACACTGGATGGTCGTTAATGTAATCGATCTGCCGCCGGATCAGCTCAAGCTGCTTCGCGTCATTGGGGAATAGCTCCCCCTTCACTGCCGCATATGCGTTGATGGTGGCGTTTTTGATGTCGATCCAATCGCGCTCGATTTCCGAAAGGCTTTCGCGGTATTTCTTTAGGCGAGCCTGGGCGGCGGTGTTCAGGTTTTCGCTCAGAGTGTCGAGAGCCCTCTGATGCTCGCCGTTATCATCCAGAGCCTTGATGATGTCGTACTGTGCGGACGTGATCAGCCCGTACTGATCGCTCACCTTTGCCGCTGCGTCCGTTGCGTTGTCTCCTATTCCAGCAAGCGCGGTGGCAACTTCGCCGGCGCTTTTCCCAGTTATGGTGCCGATCGCAGCTGCAGCTTCCCCGAGATTTTCGAGTTGTACAGCGCTCACATTAGCGGTGGCAGCCAGAGCGAGGATTGCCTCCTTCGCCCCGGAGTAGTTGCCAGTGAGCTGTCCAGCTTTAGCTGATAGCTCGCCGAGGCTCTGGATTGTCTGCCCGGCTGAGTTCCCGTTCGTGTTGATGGCTGCGTTGAACTCGCGCGCCTCCTTGATGGTGTCGTAGTAAGCCACACCAAGGAATCCGATGACCGTTGCCAGACCCACCGCCGGCGCTACCGCGGCCACCAGGCTTCCACCCGCTGCCCCTGCTTCTGCCCCCAGCTGGGCGATGTTTCGGGCTGCGCCTTGCCAATCGCCAGCAACAACTGCATTGCCAAGCTGCAATACGTCTTCCCGAGCCTGCCGAGAGCCCAGGCCAAGGCGGTTCATAGCACCGGTTGTTTCGTTGATCGGATCGTTCGCGCTGCTCAGCCGCGCGATGGACTCATCGATCTTCCCGATTGCAGTCGAATAGGTCTTGGCGTCAATGGCGCCTTTGTCCAGCGCACGACCAAGCTCTTCTGTATCACGATCAAGCTTCGCCAGCTTTGCTGCGGTTGGATCGATGGCGCGCATCAGTTGGTCTAAAGCCTTCTCCTGCTGCACTGCCGACTTGGCGAGGTCCTGCTGTGTCTTGTCGAGCTGCTTGTTGATGCGAATCGCGTCTGCGTCATCGACCATGCCTGCTTTCTGAAGGGATCGCAGTTGAGAGCGCTGAACCTCCAGCTCAGCAGTAGACTTGGCGCCGCTACGCAGCGAAGCCTCAAACTGATTCATCTGGTTGATAAGCTGAGGCGAGACCATGCCGTCAGCGGCTTTGCCCGCGCTCTTTGCGCTGGTCTCCACTTCTTTGAGGGCAGCAGGCAATGGGGCTGCGCCCTTGCCCACTTCTTTCAGTGCTGACGATGAGGAGTCACCCAGGTCATTGACTGCGTCCTCGGCACGCTCGGCGGCAGTTGTGAGCTTTTCCAGATCGGTCGCAGCCTTGGCTGCCGGGCTGGAATCGACGGCAATGCCGAGAGTTGCGAGATCGTTCATGAGTGCTCCGGGTCAGTCAAATTGCGGACACAAAAAAGCCGCTCGTAAGCGGCTTGGATTTCGTTCTTTGGCGATCCGGGGAGATCGTCAGCTTTTGGTTCTACGGCGACACCTGGGCTCTCTGCTGTGCGATTGCGCCAAACTTGGCGACAGCATCGTCAATTGCGAGACCGATCACCTTCGTAAAGTCGGATTGCTCAAGCCTGGCATATGCCATTGGCGTGGCCCCTACTCCGACCACCTGGACAGCTTGCGGCTGCTCGCCATTAACTGCTACCGATCCGATTAGCGTTACCTTGGCGGCCGGGACCACGTCAGTTCCTAAGCCCACGACGCCAGCCTTCCAAAAGGACGTAGCGTTGGCATCGTCCACACCGAACTCTACGGCTACATCCGTAGCGGTTAGGCGAATGCTTGCTGGCCTGTTATCCGCGACATCTCCGATGCGAGCCGACGTCACTCGCGACTGAAAATCCGCAACAAGGGCTTTGCTCAAAGGCTCCCCTATCTGAATTTCGAATGTGGACAGCGACCAGGCCTTGCCGAATGATGGCTTCTGCGTGATCACCTTTTTCTGAATTTCAATCGGTAAGACCAGCTGGCCGGTAGCACCATCGATTGGGGTCCGGTATGCCACCGGCGTTGTTTGTGGCTTGATCTGCGTCGCGGAGCAGCCCGACAGCACGGCAAGTAAACAGATTGCGGCAATTCCCTTCATTTACGACATCCTCGGTTGAGAGAGGACAAATCTACCACTCTGTCTCCTGCTTGATACAAATCAGGCGACGAGGCATTCTGCCCATCCTCAAGCAAGGAGCACAAAATGAAAGGGATCACTCTTGCAAGCGCCCTACTGATCAGCCTGGCAGCCCTGGCGGGTTGCACTACGGCGCAAAAGATCAGCAGACCTGACGGCACAACCGAATACCAGATCGCGTGCGGCGCCGCCACGGGATGGGGTATCTGCTACAGCCGCGCTGAAAAGCTTTGCCCGGGCGGGTATCAGACGGTGAACGAAGACGCCGGATTCAACCGGAAAGAGCTGCGAATCAGCTGCGGTAAAGCCACTCATTAACGCTATTCATTAGCACCCGCGCAAGCGCTACCCGAAGAGATAACTAAACCCGTTTCGATGGAGACCGGTAAATGGCGAAGTTAAAGACTCCAGGTGCAGCCGTGGAGAGGCGTCTCACTGAAGACTTGAAGAAGTACTATCCCCAGTTCGCCAGCGAGGTGCCGTCCATCAAGTTCTCCAAGGTGAGCGACCCCTGCGCCGGTAAAGGCTATTTCACGACGCCTGGCGCGGGGTTATTCAGGTTCGCGTTCGAATACTCGCCATACAAAGCTGAGCACCGTCTGCGGGTATATCAGGACACTAATGACGACAGCCAGGCCTGAGCATCGTGAACTAGGCCTGCCCTGCTTCACGCCGATGCTTAGTATTTACTATGCCAACCTGCTTCCTACCAAGCCGCCCTCGCCCCAAGGAGCGTCACGTGATCAATCCAGAGACCCTCGCAACAGTTTCGACCGCCATGACTAGCGTGTTGGGGCTTCTTGGTCAATTCAAGTCCGGCAGAGATGGCGCAAAAAGCCAGGACTTCAACGAGTTCATGGCCTTTCTCGTCGAAGGCGGCCACGCCGAGATCAAGTCGATGATCGAGGCAAATCACACCACCACTATCGGCATCAAAGCCGTTTTGAAACAGCAAGCAAGCGAACTGGATGCGGCCCTTGCCCGGCTAGACGACATGCTGTCGCTGTTCGCAAGCACCATCTCAGGGTTCGCCGAAATTAGCGCTGGGCTGAAGCCTCAATCTCCGATTTCGCCGCAGGCATTGAACATTTTGCGGCAGATGGAAGACTCAGGTACAAGCAAGTTTGTTGAATACAAAAACAACAAAGGAACGCGCCTGCAGGCCCTTGATGGCGATAGATCTGCGCTGACGTTCGAAGAGCCTGTGTTTCTGCAGGATGACCTAGAGCGGCTGACTCGATTTGATCTGCTTACGCTAAGTGCTAATAATTCGGGCGAGAGAATCTTCCACTACACCCGCGCAGCGCACGAACTTATCAAGGCGAAGGGCTGAGCTCTGCGAGATGCAAGAAGCTCAGCGCGGGGCTGGGCGTCCGGACTCTAATGCCTCGCACCGCACTAGGGCCAGTCTCGAACGGGTCAATGGAGCTCGCTTAGGCGGCCAATGATTCGCCTAGCGGCTATGATGTGCTTCCTGGCTAGGAGAGTGTCCAGTCTATCGGCTATGTCGTAGTCGCAAAAATGGCGAAACTTCTTCAGGCGCTGCATATCATCGCCTATCTCTTTTCCAAGCACGCTTATGCTTTGAATGGTTTGAATCAAGGACTCATGACTGCCGCCGCGTTCCGCTTTGAGCATTTTCACACCCAGCGCTTTCACTCGACCTCGCGCAGCGTGGAACAGCGCATAATATGCGCGGCTACTGGCGTTCCTCAAGCCAAACTCTGTGAGATTTTGAGCTTTGACCTCGGATTCTGACCAGATCAAGAAATCGTTAGAATCAACCGGCACTTGGCGCTGCCTCTGCTGGAGGAACAACGCCAATGCTCAAGTGGGTCGACATGGTGTCTTCAAAGTCTCGAACGAGTCTTCGGGTTATCGCGAAATCCACATCGATCATGCGCTCAACGTCGCCGTCCACTGTGTACTCAAAGCTTATGCCTTCGTCGCTCGCGCGGACTGAAAATGTCGTAAGCGGACCTACCATCTCTAGTACCACCTGAGATGCTGCAGAAAGCCTTCTTGCCAGCTCCACTTCGTCAAGTTTGTGTTCACGCATATATGCCAAGGTCTCGGGAAGATGCACAAAGAACTGAAGCTCCTCTTCCTCCACCATGCTACCTGATGCCTTTTCGAACTCGGATAGAGCTTTCTCAGCCGAGTAAAACAGTCCGGCCTGATTGCAAATCCTCGCTACCATGCTGATGCTCGCGGGATCGCCTTTTGGATATCCAAATTTGAGCATATCCAAAACTCCTTGAAGACGCCCGAGAGAGGGCCCCTGCAAGGCTCTTGCTCTATGCCAAGGCCAGTCCATGCCAAATCTACCTGCGTAAATTTTTAGGCACCGATCCATCTCTTCGGTATTTGAATTCAGTCCCCATACCGTAGCCAGAAGCAGCAATGACCTTGCCGCAAGCGCAGGCTCTTCGCCCAGTTTCTCCACGTCCTTCTTCAACCGCAGCCAGGCCCAGTTGTCGATTTTTCCAGACTGCGCGCGCAAGTGAGCCAACTCATTGATGCGATCAACAAGGTCATTTGCTTTGTCTTGGGGAGCAGCGCCAGCCATGGCTATCTCAGATGAGTGTGGTCCGCAACTCTACCATGTCGCGGTCGCCATTTGAGCTGGATAAATCTCCAGCCCTTACTCTTGGTTGTCTTCCATGGCCTGCAGCGCCTCGCGCTCCATGATCCGCAGCTTAGACGCTATTCGCCCTGTTCCCACTTATCCTCGTCACTCTGCTCCATTCGATCAAAGAACGCCTCAACGTCGGCTGCGATCTGCTCGCGGCTCTGCTCTTCCTGCCCCGGCGGCCTGCACTTCGGGTCAGCCGACTTCACAAGCTGAGCGCTGTAGTGCTCCGACAGTTTGCGCAGGGTGCTGGCCTCCCACGAATCGAGGTCAACCTGTGTCAGCTTGGCCCAGGCCTCAAGCTCGATCCATGTGATCGGCTCAGGGCCAAAACCGTTGTTACCAACCGGCCCGGCCTCAAAGAGGTATTCAACGATGTACTCGAAGCCGAGAAGGTCAGGCATTTCCAGTTGACTGACGTATTGCCCGGCCTCCTCTCGCCGTTTGTAGACGGCGATGCGTGGCTCGGCCTGCTTCTCTGCCACGGTGTTGAGCCAGGCAGCCTTGCGGACGTAGAGAACCAACGCCTCTACGCTTTCGGCAAAAAATTCGCCCGGTCCGAAGCGAAAGTGTTCACCTGGTCACGAATCCACGGATAGTCGTTCAGCAGCTTGATGGCGGCCTGCGGCGTGAACTTGAGCGGCTCCTTGTTCAGGATCAGGTTCTTCCAACCTACCACCAGCGCAGCCAGGGTTTCGGACACGTCGTCGTCATTGCGGCCGCGCTTGCGAGCCGTGGCGCGCACGGCCGACTTCCAGCGGTCTGAATCAGTACCGGCAACGTTGATGACCCACTCTTTGCCGTCTTCGTTCTTCATCACCTCACCGGTGGCAGGGTGCAGGAGCTTCATCTCAACGCCAGTTTCGGCGGTGTTGCGGGTGAACAGGTCTGCCAGATCCATGGGGAATCCTTAATTTTTGATCGGAATGAGAAAGCCCCGGTGGTCCGGGGCTCAGGGATGGCGAGTGCGATTAAACCGGTGCCGGAACCGTGATGATGTCGCCATCAACTTCAACGTTTACGGTGCCGGCCAGGATCGCGTCCGTGCTGCCAATGTCGTCATCGGTGAAGCTCGAAACCTGACCCGGCATATACTGGATGCGACCGCTAGGGAACTGGATTTTGAACGAGAAGGAGTCGTCCGAATCAAGCGCGGTATTGAGGATGTCTTGCCCGTCATCTGCCTTCGCAATTGCCAGACCGATCGCCATCTGGCCGTTATCGAATGAGCCCTTGCGCTTGTAGGTGCCGCGGTAAGCGAGCGGCTTGTGCGTCACAACTTCGAACTTCTTGCCGCGTGAGCCGATACTGGTGACCTCTGCAACTTCGGTCCAGGTCAAGGCAGCGTATGCGGCTGCAGTAGCGGTAGCAGGGACCGCAGCGGACACCGAAAAGATCGTGCCGGCGGCAGTACTGGCTGTGGAAGAACCAATAGGCATGGTGTTTCTCCGTAATGATGCGCCGCGATGCGGCTGATAAGGTGCGGCGCCCGCGAATCGCAGGCATAAAAAAACCCGCTCAAGGCGGGCTGCGGTGTTGCTCTGGCGATCAGCCGGTATCGGCTCGGTAGCGGAACGACGCCGGTACGGTGTAATCGGTGTCGCCTTGAATTTCTGGGCCTTGGTCGATCGGGGTCATAATCTTGACCTTCAGGTCGCCCTGGCTGAGCGTGTCGAAGAGAGGGAACAGTGTGGCGAGTTCGCCGATCAGCTGCTCCCCTGCCCCGGTGCCAGCGGCAGCCGGAATCACGATGTTCACCTGAAACAGGCCGATGAACTGTCGGTTGTGCCCGGCAAGGTCGGTGCTGTCGGTGACAGCAGGAAGCGCGAAAGCCCGCAAGTACAGTCCAGAGGTCGGCGGCGTGAATGGCGCGTTCTGATAGGCCACGGGAAGCCCCTTTGTCTTCGCCCACACGGACAGTCGCGACTCAAGCAGTCTTCGGATGATCAAGTGGGACATGTCACACCTTATTGTGCTGGGCGGCTGCGGCGACGATCTGTTGGAAGCGGGCGAGCGTTACGCGGACCATGCCATTTGGGGCTTGGGTGGAGTGGCCGTATTCGAGTGGCACGCCGTAGGGCAAATTGTTCACCAAATAGGCGGTCTGACCAGCAGTCAGCTGTCCCACCTGGAGTTTTATTTGCGCCAACGTGACGCCACCGGCAGGATCAACGCGATCCAGTACACCCTCTGCCGGCGTATCGATTGAGAACTGCCAGTTTCCTCGGAAGCGACCGCCTACATAATCCTTGCCAGCCACAACGCCATTCACGTTGAAGTTCTGGTCCCGCTCAGTTTTTGTGAGCTTCTTGGCGTACTTCACATTGCGGCGCAGCTTTCCGGCTTTTGTGTAATTGCTCGGGGTGAGCGATATGACAACGTTTCGAGCTTCTACGTTTTCATCGTAAGCGTCGGCCTGCGCCCTGTTGCCTGCCCGGTGAGCAACGTTGGCGGCCCAGATTTCAGGATTGCCAACAGGAGACATCCGAATGACGCTGCTACCGATCTCGATGACGATTTCGCGAATGGTCGAGTCTATGGCGCCACTTGCCTTCTCGGCGAACTCGCGCACTGACTGCGAGAAGCTGCTTTGCCTTCCTGCATACTTCGAAGCCAT